ACCAGAGCCTGGTCGCCACATCTGCCAGCCTCGACGTTGGCCGCACTCGTAGGCGTATCTGGCAGGCATGGAGAGGCTGCGCAGACGGTGCTGCCCTACGTTCGGCACCTGTCCATCCCGTGGGCCGCTGCAATGGCAGTTTTTGAGGACGTGACGCTGCCCACATGGTATCTGCGGACGCTGCGCATTTACCCGCAGGCAGAGGAGCTGCCGGGCGATTGTGCAGCAGCACTTGTCTCTCTGGTTTTTAACCGTGGGCCCGCACTGGCTGGCGAGCGCCGGCGGGAAATGTGCAACATTCAAGCGTTGTTGAAGACCGGAAATCTGAAAGAGATTCCTAACCAATTTCGCGAAATGGTGCGCTTGTGGCCTAATTCCGAGGGGCTTAGAATACGCAGAATACAAGAGGCTGATTTATTCCAGGCTGGAATAGTACCGGCTGGCGAGTAGCACAATTTGCCGAATGGTGCGCAGGGAGAGCCTGCGACGGGTTGTTGTTATCCCCATGAAACAAAGGCACTTGTGCCTTCCATGAAAAACAGACTGTAGACAGCAAAGCGAGCTTTGCTAGGGTGCAGGGATGAAGCAGCCCGACGACCCGGTAAACCATCCCCCCCACTACACTGGGCACAAATCCGGCGTGGAGTGCATCACAATCTGTGAGCACCACAATTTTTGCATTGGCAACGCCATCAAATACTTGTGGCGCGCGGGACAAAAGGGCGACGCCGTGCAGGATTTGCGCAAGGCCATTTGGTACATCGAACGCGAAATCAACCGTTTAGAACGCAATGCGCACTGAAAAAACACTCCGCGAACACTGCCGGGAGATTGGCAAGCTAGGCGGCGCTGCAAAGTCTGAAAAAAAAGCACAGGCGGCACGGGAAAATGCCAAGCGTCCGAGACCTAAAGCGCGGGAAATGAACGCTTTGAATGGGGCTAAAAAAAGTGAAACAAATAGCTAGCCAAGCGCGCTTGGCTGAATAGAGTTGGCGTCGTTAGCAGCAACTACGACAACAAACCAACCAACGACAATGTACAACACCTCCGCAACTTTCTCTCAATTTGCCAAAACGTGCAGCGACCGCACCGAGCGTTTGGCATTTTTGCAAATGCGCAATCTTTTGATGATTGCCGAGCGCAATAACTGGCCGCACGCAATGGCGCTGCGCATTTTCCCCTCGAATCGCTAACAACAACAAACCAACAAATGAGCACGACAATCAAACCACGCTGGATCATTAAAGATCACACCTACGGCACCTGCACAGTTGACCCGCGCAGCATTCGATACTATCGCAATGAGCGCCACCCTTACGGCTGGCACCTTGGATTTGAGTGCAGCGTCATCTTGCCAAATGGCACTCGCAAGCCAGCATCATTTGGCGCTCTCGGTACTGACCGCCGCGCAGCAATGGCAAACGCTCTTCCGCGCTAACATGAGCACATCACACTATTCATCTCGCCCCTATCAAGGCCCTACACCGCCGCCAAACACCAAACGGCACAGCCTACTTTATTGTGCAGGCTTCTGGGCTCTCGCAATGGTAGACATCCTGGCACTCGCTGGGGCGTCTGATATTATAGAGAGTTTGACATTTGCCGGGCTGACTCTCATCAACGTGGCAATCCTCATTCGGCTCACAAAATGAGCGGCATGATGAACGGGGCACCGTATTGGAGCCCCCCGCACCGGCACCAGAAAAGCTACGCATCCCGCCTTGGCAGTCTAGCCGAGGAGACGATCAAGCCAGAGCTGGCCGAGTTGCCGGCGCTGGTGGCGAGCGCGATCCGCCGAGGGCTAATTAAGAGGCCAGCACCGTCAGAAACGATCCCGGTGCCGGTCAAGGGCGAACTCGCAGACTGGCGCATTGCCAATTGCCAGACATGCGGGGCCAGCTTTGAGCGTGGTCGCTGGCATTTAATGAAATGCGCGTCGTGTCGGTTACCAATTCGGACATGCTCAGGGTGCGGAAAAGATTTCCGACCTCCAGACCGAAAAAAGGTGTGCTGCTCAAAAGAATGCAGCCAGAAAAAACAGGTGCAAAACTTTAAGCGGCAGCACGCATTAAACGCAAAACCACTGGGCATGGTGCAGTGCTGCATCTGCAAAGGGATGCGACCAGAACCAAAACGTGGGGCGAGAATAGCGCAGACGTGCAGTAAAGAGTGCCTAATGGCGCTCAGGAAACAACTCAGTCCAAAAACCAAATGAAAATCAGACACTCATCACTCCCTAAGCTGGCTTTGTGCGGGCAGTACGAGGGCTCACCGGGCACGAGCCCAGCAGCAGAACGCGGGACCAAACTAGACACAGCATTCAGGCATGCGTGGACTCATGGAGAGTTCCCAAATTGGGAACTACCAGAGGAAGACGCCGACGCCGTACGGTGGGCCATAAACCAGTGCATGTTGCTGGGTGGAGTCACTGACGGGCTTGTGACTCGTGACGAAGCCTGCCGGGTGCAGACGGCGGGGCTGGAGCACACCGGTACAGTGGACGGCGTGGCAACTCGGGCTAACTGGTCCATGGATCTCAAGAGCGGGCAAATCTACGACTACGAGGGCCAAATGGCAGCGTACGCGCTGGGACTGATGCAGATGCGATTTGAGCAGACATGGACAACGCATCTGCTATTTTGCGACCAGCGCAAACTGGTGACGCACCACTGGACTTACAAAAGCGCATCTGACTTAGTGCGCGGTATTCTTGCCAACGTCGGCACCGGCCCGCGTGAAAACGATTACTGCGGATGGTGCGCAAAAAGCCTGACCTGTCCCGCTCGGGTTGCCAGTAAGGACAGCGCACTGGTGACAGTGGCGGGGCTTGCGCCGACGGTGCAGGACGAGGGGTTCCTTGCGGTACTGAATGACCCGGTGCAGCTTGGAAAGTTTCTGACGGCGTGCTCAACGCTGGAAGATTTTCGCGACGCGGCCAAGGCAAAGGCCCGCGAACTGCTGGAGGCGGGGCAGCCGGTGCACGGTTGGAGGCTTCAGAAACCGCGCGCGTCCGAGTACGTCGAGGCCGAGCACGTCGCACGCGCTGTCGAGGAGGGGCTGATTGGCGCCGGTGATGCCATCGCCGGAGTGGGCGGACTCAGTCGCAAAAAAGCGGAAACGCTTTGGAGCAACGCCGGGCATGAGTTGCCCGAATGGATCGTGCAGAAAAAAGTCGGGCAGGCTCCCTTGGTACAAGCAAAATGAACATGCAAACAAAAACAGAAATACTTATTGAAGCCACGCAACGATTGGCTGAGTCAATTGATTCTATTGACGGTGTAGCAAATGCTGCAATTTTTGAAGCGGCGCAAAGGTTGGACGAATTGCAAAAAGCGCTTCAAAGTGCGCACGCGAGTTTAGTTTTGGCGCGAAACGAACGCGATGAAGCACGCGGCGAAGTGGAGCGGCTGAAGGCAAGTGTCGCAATTCAAATGGAGATAAACGCTGCGCTTGCTGACGTAAAAACACCGGTTCGGCCAGAACCTTCCCGCCTTGAGATTGCGGCAATAATTTTGACCGGATCATATGGTAATTCTGGGGCTTATAAGGATCTTGCAATAATAGGATTAAAACAGGCAGACGCACTTATTGCAGCGGTAAAAGAGGCACAATGAACACCCAGAATTACATCGCAATCGACCCAGGCGTGGGCGGCGGGATCGCATACGTTAATACTGACGGCAGCGTGCATGCGTTGCCAATGCCACAGACCGTTCACGATCTGCAGGAGCAGATCTACATTCTATGTAAAAGCCATGTGCCTAATCCGCTCGTCACGGTCTTTTTAGAGGAATTACCAAAGTTTTCCGGCAAGATGTCTGGCAGTAGCATGGCTACGATGTTCCGAAACTATGGCCGTCTGGAAGGTATCCTTGCATCGCTCAACGCCCGCATCGAGTATCTGCCTCCCAAAAGGTGGCAGGCTTCTCTGGGCCTAGGCGACAAAAAGACTCACGGTAACCGCTGGAAGGCACATCTTAAAGGACGCGCTCAGGCGCTCTACCCAAACCTGTCAGTAACCCTAAAAACCGCAGACGCTCTCCTCATCCTTGAGGCCGGGCTAAAAATGAAAACCAAATGCAACTAATACCCTTCGATCAAACAAAGTTGATGGCGGAAGCCATTGCCAAATCTAAGCTCTTCGGCATCCAGACCGCAGAACAGGCTCTTGCACTCGGACTGCTATGCCAAGCCGAGGGCAGGCATCCAGCCGAGGCCGCAAGGGATTACCATATCATTAACGGCAAGCCGTCTCTGAAATCCGAAGCCATGCTTGCACGTTTTCAGCAGGCTGGAGGCCGCGTGGAGTGGCACGACTACACGCACGAGTCAGTCAGTGGCACCTTTACGCATCCGCAGGGAGGCTCGCTAAAAGTGAGTTGGACCATCAAGGACGCAGAACGCGCCGGGCTAACGGGCAATCCGACGTGGAAGAAGTTTCCGAGGCAGATGCTCAAAGCCCGGTGCATCTCCGAAGCAGTGCGTGGGATTTACCCTGGAGTGCTGTCGGGGCTTTACGCTCCCGAGGAAGTGGCCGAGTTTGGGCCGGTGCAAATGCAAAGCGAACCGGAACCGATCCAGATTGAGGCCACCTCACAACCGCTGCCAGAACCGATCCAGCGCATCAATCCCATGCAGCGGCTCTTATCTGACAAGACCGACGCTCAACGTGAAAAAGTCACGGCAGGAGCACGGAAAAAGGGATGGATCACTCAAGACCAGACCTATTTGGACATTCCCGCCGACATTGCCACGCAAGCAGTGGCATTTCCTGAGCGTTTCTTTGCAGCTTTCGGTATCTAACCAAAACACATCATGCCATCACTTAAAATCGAATCCACTGAACAGACCCAGAATATCGGCCCAGGCATCCATCTGGCCCGCATCGAGCACGCCATTGAGGCAGTTTCCAAAGCTGGAAACGAGATGCTGCAACTCGAGGTTAAAGTTGGACCGCTGACCTTCAAAAGCTGGGTTGTCTTTACCGCCAAGAACTCGCGCAACGTGGCCGAGTTTGCTACGGCTATCGGTAAAAAGGTTGTTGAAGGGAAGACACTGGTGATCGAAACCGAGGACTGCATCGGCAAGATTGCCAAGGTTGAACTCGGACCCGGTGACCGCATTTCCGAAAAGACCGGAAAGGCATACCTTGAAATTAAGCGCTGGCTGCCAGCATCGGCAGGAACCGATCTGGAGTCCGACGAGATTCCTTTCTAGGCTGCCAACCGGGGGGCGCGCATCCGATCAACGCGCACAATTTTGAAGGAGACAAATGAAAACCAAAAACCAAGAGGCAGAGAGGATTGCAGCAGAGCTAGAGCAAGCGCACAGGGCGCTGGTGGGCTGTGGACAGGCGGGGATCGATGGGGACAGCATGGAGACGTGGACGCTTGCCAAGGCCGTGCAGATGTTTGAGGCCACGCTGGAGGCAGAGACATTGTCGCCGTTTGCCCGCATGCAGCGAGACTTTGAGGCGGCTCTGTAGCCATGAGCGAACCAAACATCCCGCAGGCCAACCAGGCCGAGCGGGCGGTGTTGGGCTGTCTCTTGTTCGCGCCACAGACGGCCCTTCAGATTGTCACCAATTGCGGGCTCCGAGCTGGTGATTTTTACAATCCGCAGCTGGCTTCAATCTTCGGAGGCATTCGAGCAGCCGCAGACGAGGGGGCAAGTCTAGACCCTATCTCAGTTTTTCACAAACTGGCGACCCAGGGCATACCGTTCGGGGCGATCTCTGACCTGTCGGCAACTATGCCGAGCCTGCACCCGTTGCCCGAGTGGTGCGCCTTGGTGCAGGACGCATCCCGGCGTCGGGAACTGCTGGCAAAGCTGACACATGCGACCCAGGCACTATCTGCCGGACAGCCGACTGGTGACGTTGTCGCGAGTCTAGGCGATGCGGTGACCGTAGCGGCCGCCGAGCAGGGACTAGGCGAGGTGCGGCAGACTAGCTTTGCCGAGCTACTCGAATACGATACCAAACACGACCCCAACACGGTTCTAGGTGACCGCTGGCTTTGCAAGGGTGGCTCAGTACTCATTAATGCTCAAAGTGGCATCGGCAAAAGCTCTCTCACCATGCAACTTGCGATTGGCTGGGCGATCCCTCGGGACACCGCCGAGCTTTCGACTTTTGGCGAACTGCTCACCTTTGGAATCTTGCCGGTGAGACCGCTAAAAAGCCTGATTTTACAGGCCGAAAACGACCTGGGCGACCAGTCCGAAATCTTGCAATCGGTGATTTGCAAGTACGGCAAAGGCAATTGCGATGACCGCGTTCGTGCCGAACTCAACGAGAGGCTGGTCTTTTACCGCGACAACACGCACGCCGGCGCAGAGTTCTTGCGAGTGCTAGAGGCTCTTGTGATCCGGCACTCTCCTGACATCGTTTGGATTGACCCGCTCATGTGCTACCTCGGGGACGACATCTCAGACCAAGCAGTAGTAACGCAGTTTTGCAACTCTTTGAACCGGATCAGCAGCAAAACGGGCGTCATCATGGCGCTCATTCATCACCTTCCCAAGCCCAGGGAGGGCACGGCACGCACTGACTCAGACTTGGCCTATGCTGGCTTTGGGAGCTCCGCGTTGACTAACTGGGCGCGGGAGGTCGTCACATTGCAGCGAGTAGAGACACCAGATGGCGACCCGCCGACGTGCTCGTTAACGATGACAAAACGCAGACTCAGAGCGGGCATGATGGACTTGGAAACAAACAAGCTATCGGCGCGGATTTATATTCGGCATAGCCCAAACCAAGAGCGGGACGGCATGATTTGGAAGCCATGCGCAAAGCCAATTTTGGAAGACAAGGAACCTAAAAAACGCAAATGAAACCAAGATCTGAGAATCCAAAAGACGAAGGGCCGTTTGCCTGGCAGACCCGCGAAGCTGCCATTGAAGCTGGTAAACTAGGCATCAACGCATATGCGATTTATTGCGCTTTGACGCACTTTCAAAATGCAGCAGCAACCGAACACAAAAGACGTTTTTCGGCGTCGTACCAGCAGTTGGCCGAGCATGTGGGATGCTCTCGCGGCACTGTCAAAACGGCACTTGATGCGCTTGAAAAGGCGGGGCTCATCCGCAAGTTTTCTGGTTCAAATGGATCATGCCGGGCAACCCGAAACGCCTTTTTTTTGACCTCGATTAGCAGTCCACCACATGGACGCGGCAGTACACCAGATGAACGGCACGTGAGTACACCACATGGACGGCACGTGAGTACACAGTTTGGACGCTTTAGAGAGAAAGAGAACAGTTACTCCGCGCCGCCGCCAGCGGCAGCGGGAGTAACAGAGAAAGAAGAAACTGAGCTCGCATGCCCGCCCTTGAGGGGCGGCAGCGGCTCAAAAAACAATGAAGCCGAAATTACCAAGCCGGAAGACTTGGCAAGACTGGCCCGGATGAAGGCCGCTTTGGGATTTCTCTAAACTCCAAACCCCAACCAACCGACTACAGACCCATGAGCCAAAATTGCCTTACCTGTGACATGATCCTCCCCGAACTTCGTGACCGGGCTGAATTGCTCGAAGCCCAATTGCGCGGGGCACTTTGCATGCTAGACCTTGTCAAAGTTGAACAGTCCAGCTTGTACGTCGGAACTGTTGAGCAGTTCATCCGCGACAAGGAACAGCTTAACGAATCATTTAAGAGGCTTACCAGCGCACACAATACCTAGTTCTGATGCCCTAACTGCCGAAAGCAATATGAGCACAGCCAAACCAATTAGAAAGCTGACCTACAAAGTCTCGCACGACTGGATGCCGCACCGATTCTGGACCGTCCAGGCTGAAAGCGAGATCGAGGCGCGCATGAACGTAGCGGCAGAGCTGGGCTGCGAACTGGGCGAACTGGAGGCGACACTATGACCAACGAACAAATTAACACGGCAACTACCGAGCATTCCTCGGCAGATGGATCTATTAAAACATTGTGAGCATGTTACCGCACGAACGATTAGAGTACCGGCTGGCACTAGAGACACTAGGTGCAGCATTACACGACGCGACAGAGCGCCTAAGGCTGGCGCAAAAGCGTATTGATGCACTGGAAATGCAGATGCGCCGGGAGGGCTGGACGCAGGATGATATTGACGAGGTCGAGGGAGCAAAATGAAAGTGCTTGTTGCCTGCGAGTACAGCGGCACGGTGCGCGATGCCTTTATACGGCTAGGGCACGATGCCATGTCATGTGACCTGTTGCCCACAGACGCACCTGGGCCACACTATCAGGGTGATGTCAGGTACATCCTGAGTGATGGATGGGATCTGATGATTGCACATCCACCCTGCACTTACATGACCAACAGTGGAGTTACTTGGCTGCATAGAGACCCCGCTCGCTGGGAGAAGCTAGATCAAGCGGCAGCGTTTTTCTCTACCCTCCTGAACGCGCCAATCCCACGCATTGCCATTGAGAATCCAATCATGCACAAGTACGCCAAGGAACGAATTGGAGGCATCAAGCAGACCCAAGTCATACAGCCTTGGATGTTTGGACACATGGAACAGAAAGCAACATGTCTTTGGCTTAAAGGGCTCCCAGCATTGACTCCAACAAACAATGTGAAACAAAAAATGCTTCAGCTTCCAGCACGAGAACGGCAGCGTCTGCATTATCTGCCACCCAGTGCAGACCGATGGAAGATCAGAAGCACAACACACCAAGGCATCGCTGAGGCAATGGCAGAACAGTGGGGCACTTGACAGCGTTGAGCCTAGTGTGCATCACTGAGTGCACTCGGCCAGAGTGTGCGAGTCCTGCCGCGCATTAAATGATAGCAGGACTAGAGAACGCCACGAACAGTTAGGCGTGACAGCCAGGAGAGACTGGCACAAGTTTCCGCGACACCTGCCACAGACACGGCCATTAGCCCGATAGTGCATCGCCTGCAGCGGTGAATGGTGTGACAGCTAGGAGAGACTAGCGGCATTTTCCAAATGATTGACGACGACGACTACTCAGCAGCCTGTGATGATTTAGCCGACATCGGACTTGACGAGGACCAGATAGACGACGTGTGGCGCTGGCACAGGATTACAGCCCGACGCCAGGCACAGACAGCAGGAGGCGTGGCCGTGGTGCGGCTGTTGGGCTACATCTTCGGCGGCAACAAGGGGGCGAGCATTCAGATCCGGGCAGTGGGGCTTTTGTTTGCATTTGATCTTGAGCACCTCGCTGGGTACACAAGCATGGACCAAGCTGCTGAGGCTATCGGATGTACGCAGCAGGCGCTGACAGTGAGCGCGAAGGGGGCCAGGAGAGCTATTGAAGGATAGTACTATTGATTGTGCTATAGACTGTGCTATAGATTGTTTGATAGAACCCCGGACGCCTCTCGACGATGCGCACCAACCGGGGTCGCTTTTTGTCTGGGCATAAAAGTTGGGCCATGAATGGGGGTAGGTTCATGGCGCAACCCCACTCCCCCCAGGAAGAAGTCTCCTACAGGGGCTTTTCGTCGGGGTGAGGTCAGGGACG